GTAATGGAAACCCTCGAACAGCGTGAGGAACAATATGGCGATTACCGCGACGTTGCCAAAATCTCGCAGCTTATAAAAATGGCGCTGAGAGATGTTGTTGAATCAGGCAGATTATCATGCGAACAGCGCGAGAGCCTTGACATGATGGCGACCAAAATGGCGCGGATTGTTTCCGGCGATCCTGATAACATTGACCACTGGCTTGATATTGAGGGCTACGCTAGGTTGGTGCGAAAAATATTGGAGCGGGAAGATGACTGACATAAAAGACATATTCGGCGGGCCGTTTGTCCCTTCCAACAAACAAGTTGATCCACCTGAGTTGCAACTAGCTGACGCCATGCGATCCGCTGGGATTGAACCGCCGCACAAGTTGGAAATTGACGGCCAGTTGCATCGCTTTAGCACCAAGGGGCGCAAACGCGACGATTCGGGCTGGTATATTGCGTTTCCAGATGAGCCGGTTGCTGGGCGTTTTGGGTGCTGGCGCGATCAGATCGACGCGGTATTCAAGGCTGAAATTGGCCGCGATCTGTCACCCGCTGAAAATATGGCAATTTTACGGCGGCAGTCGGAAGCTAAAGCCGAACGCGATCTGGCACGGCAGCGCAAAGCGGAAGTTGCCGCCAGCACCGTTGAAACAATTTGGCGGGATGCAATCGCCGCAAGCCCGGATCATCCGTATCTAAAGCGCAAGGGCATCAATCCCCACGGCGCACGATTGACCGGCGACGGTCGGCTAATTGTGCCGCTGTACGGATCAGACGGCGATCTGGCGTCCCTGCAATATATTTCGGACGATGAAAAACGCTACCATCCCGGCGGGACAACAAAATCATGTAGCTGGACGCTTGGCGAGGTCACATCCGGCCCGATATTTGTAGCCGAGGGCTACGCTACCGCCGCGACAATTCATGAAATATCCGGTCGGCCTTGCGTTATTGCTTACAGCGCCAATAACCTGCCGGAAATAGTCGGCCAGTTGCGCGATATACACGGCCAGACGCAAGAAATCGTTATAGTGGCAGACAATGACACATCCGGCGTGGGCCGTAATAAGGCCGACGAGGCAAGCGCCAAGCACGGCGGGCGCATCGTAATGCCGCCCACCGAAGGAGATGCGAACGATTATCATCAATCAGGCGGTGATCTGGCCGGGTTGCTGTTTCCGCCCGCAGACGATTGGCTGGTCCCTGCCGATGGTTTCTCTGAACAGCCGGACCCGATCCGCTGGCAAATCAAAAGATGGCTCCAAAGTCAAGCCCTAATTATGGTCCACGGCCCAAGCGGCGGCGGTAAAACTTTTATGGTGCTGGATATGGTGCTATCGGTTGCCAGCAAGGGCGCGGTCTCCGAATGGTTTGGAAATAAGGTTCGCCACGGTACGGTGGTATATTTGGCCGGTGAGGGCCATCACGGATTGCGCGGGCGCGTTGCCGCATGGAAGCAGCACAAGGCCGTCACAAGGCTGGATATGTGGCTCTCACGGCATGGTCTGGATTTAAACACCCCGCATGGCTACCAGAAAACGGTGGATGCCATCCGGGCGCTGCCCAGTGTCCCGGAAATCATTGTGGTTGATACGCTTCACAGGTTTCTGGATGGCGACGAAAACAGCGCACAGGATGCCAAATCGATGCTGGATGCTTGCGCTGCGCTGATAAACGAATTTGGGTGCAGCGTGGTTTTGGTACATCATACCGGCGTATCACACGAGGCACAGCACCGTGCGCGGGGAAGTAGCGCATGGCGCGGGGCGCTGGATATTGAAATATCGGTTATCCCCGGCGATACGATTGAGATCGTACAGCGTAAATCCAAGGATGCCGAGGAAGCTGTGCCGGTATTTGCTGAATTAGAGTCGGTGCCTATCAAGGGCTGGTTCGACGAAGATAACGAACAAGTGACCAGCGCGGTATTGGTGGCCGGGCAGGAGCCTGTCAAAGCAAAAAAAGACGGCCCGCTTGCGAAACATAAAAAGCTATTTGAAAATGCGTGGTGGGCATCCGGTGCAGAGGATATTGACGGCCAACCCTATTTGACCCGTTCGGCACTGGCTCAGAAACTGGAAAGCGACGATATGGCCGACCGGACAATTCAAAACATGCTCAATCCGAGCTATGACAACAAACTTATCGGGGCGTTGCTTTTGGCAAATATGATCGAAAGGCAACATGACGGCTGGGTCATAATTGATAAGGTTTGGGCCTCCGCAATGGTTGTTTCACGAAATGCTTGAACAACTTTTGCGTGCTACCCCAACTACCCTAGGGTGACAAAAGGGTAGTTGGGGTAGTGGGGGGGCAAAAACCGCAGAAACGTGTACCCCAACTACCCCCCACCCTTTAGGGTGGGGGTAAAAGGGGTACTACTGCGGGCGAGGGTGATTTTCTTGCTAGACTTTTTAAGATGCCGCATTGCTAAAACTACCGGGCCGGGAATGGGCCATTCTCCTTTTTCCCATCTTCTTATGGTCCGTTCGTTTGGGCCGGGATGTTTGCCAACAGACAGGGCGCTTGTCAGTGCCAAGATTGAAAGACCTAAATCCTTTCGAGTTGATTTGAATGTTTCCGGGGTCATGATGCTAATTGAACAAAAAGGGCTGATAAATATATTGCCGTCGCAAAGACGATTGATGCGCGTATCATAATCAAACCTCCCGCACAGATATGTCAGACATTGCGCGGGCGATAATATCGGTACCAGCGTCGGGCGAAACCGTTAAAGCAAAAACTTCTTTTTCGAGAGGGCAGACCGTTCCCATTTCTACACCCGTCAAAAACCACCCGCCGGGAGTTCTTGCCATCGTTACGCGGGTAGCGTTCGCGGAATATTTGTATCGTTTAGCCGTCGCGCCCGATCGCATAGCCGTTAACGTCGAACCGGTCGCGTGCTTTTTATATACACCACGATCTGAAAGCATTTTCTCCGCCCTATCAGCAAGCGTCCGAATTTCATGTGCTGATGTGTAGCAAAATGACGCCGACCGGCCATTGATTGCGACTAAAGCGGAGTTAATTTTTGCATCGTCTTTCATGTTGATTTTCATTTCAAGTTTCCCTTGTTTAGGTTTGCCAGCCATTGCGCGGCTGTTTGGATTTCGTATTTGTCGAGGTTTACGCGCTCGACGTTGCGGCGCTCAAAGATTTCAGCGACGGCTTGCCCGGTTGCGCGGTTGACAGCTATCCAACTTCCGCAATGGTGTTCGAGTTCGGGTATGGTTTGCATAATCAAACCTCCGCGTTTTCATTGAGATGATCGGCAATCTCATGCCAATTTACATCCGAGATGAAAGCCCGCGCGAAGTCTAAAGTCGTACTGTGGTCCGTGCCGCCCATGTCTAGGGTTTCGTTTGCGATCTCTTCTAGGCTCTCCGGGGTAATCTCTCCGGCGATATAATCCCAGCCGGAGAAGATTTCGAGGTTTACGCGCCATGTGGAGTAGTTGGTCCAGCCGTTATATTTTTCGTCAGTCATCTGGTAATCTCCTTTTTGAAGCGGTCGGGTCATCCGGTTGCTCCGTTGTGATAATATATACGGGCGTCATGTCCGGATGTAAAGGGTTGTTTTTAATTATTTTGATTTAATTTTTATTGATGTTATGATTTGGCGGAAATCAGCGGTTTAGGATAGTTTTTAGAATGCGCGGAAATCGACCTTCCAAGGTTCCAACGGGCAAGCCTCCGGGAAGACCTCGACATAAACCGGACGAAGAAAGCCGAAAGCGTGTGTTGCAAGCGGCAGCGTTAGGAATCAAACAGGAAGGCATTGCGCGGCTAATGCAAATGCCCCTTGGTACGCTTCATAAGTATTATAGGGCTGAGTTAGATCGAGCGTGTGACGTTCTGGTCGAGGAAATAGCTGGCGCGATGTACAGCAAGGCCATCGGCGGCGACATTGGCGCACAGAAATACATTCTTGGGTGCCGCGCCGGGTGGTCGGAAAAGCAAACAATTGAACACACCGGCACCATTGAGCGAATCGAGCGTGTGTTTATCGAGGGCCCAGCGCATGAAGGCCCGATGAAGATGGTCGATGGAGAATTCAAGGTCATAGATGGGTAGACCGGCCCATAAACGCGCTAGGGTATCCCGTGAGATAGGCGGGCGCATTTTTGGCTGTATAATAGCCCAAAACACATGACGGCGCTGTGCGAGGCTCTGAGATGGCAAAGCTAACAATCCCAACACCTAGCATATTCCGGCCCCTGTTTGCCGACGGGCTTCGGTATTTGGGGGCGCATGGTGGCCGTGGGTCCGGCAAGTCGCACCATTTCGCGGAGCGCATTGTTGACGAAATGGTGGCCGACCCGACTATCCGCGTGGTCTGTATTCGTGAGGTCCAGAAATCCCTACGTGAATCGGCGTACAGGCTAATCGGTGACAAAATCAGCGCGCTAGGCGTGGCGTCTCAATTTGAGATAAGGCACGACCGTATAGAGACGGCTCAGGGCGGGCTGGTCATGTTTGTTGGTATGCAGGATCATACGGCGGAAAGTATCAAGTCACTGGAAGGTTTCCGGATTGCATGGGCGGAGGAAGCCCAGACGCTTTCGGCTAAATCTTTGGAGTTACTCCGCCCGACGATCCGCGCCCCCGGTTCGCAGATATGGTTCTCATGGAACCCGCGCAACCGTATGGATGCGGTTGATAAGTTCCTGCGCGGCGATGATGTCCCCGAAGGCGCGGCGGTGGTACAAGTCAACTATGATGACAACCCGTGGTTTCCGAAAGAACTGGAAGCGGAACGGGCGCTTGACCACCGTATGCGCCCCGACAGATATAGCCACATCTGGCTAGGCGACTATGAGCCACAGGCGGTCGGCGCTATCTGGACCATGCGAGACATTAACGAAGGGCGGGAGGCCGAGCTGCCGGACGATCTGTCGCGTATATTGGTATCGGTAGACCCTGCGGTTTCTAGCCACGAACAAAGCGACAGCCACGGCATTATGGTGGTGGCGTCCAGCCAATCCGGCCACGGCTATGTTCTGGAAGATGGATCGACAAGGGGTGCGCCTGAGCAATGGGCAAGGCGGGCCATCGCCCTGTATGACCGATACGACGCCGATGGAATTGTGATCGAGAAGAACCAAGGCGGTGATATGTGCCGCCATGTCCTCAACAGCGTTCGCCCCGGCATCAATATCATTGAGGTACACGCGACACGGGGTAAGCATGTCCGGGCTGAACCTATATCGGCGTTGTATTCGCTGGGCCGCATCCACCACGTCGGCACGTTCCCGGAACTGGAGTCCGAAATGTGCCAGATGACCGCAGCCGGTTACGAAGGCGATGGATCACCCGACCGTGTTGATGCTATGGTCTGGGGATTTACGGAACTGTTCCCGAAGCTGGTCAACAAAAGCAACGAGGTATACCGCCAGCAAGCGGTGGCTGATATGGATTACAATGTGATGAATTATGAAACCAACGACTACCGGGGCCGTCAGGCCGTGGCAATAGGGGATTGATATGAGCGACAGCATCAAAACGCTACTTACCGAAGGCTACCGCAAGATGGGCAAAGCCAAGCCTAAGAAGAAGTCCAAAGCTAAATGATCCGACCCATGACCGCGCAGGACATACCCGTCCTGATCGACATGGGCGCGGCAATGCATAAAGAAAGTAGATATGAAAAACTTGACTTTGATCCTGAGAAGCTTCGCAGTCTTGGCACAAATATGTTGGATCAACCTGACGGATGGATGTGCTTGGTTGCTGAACGCGATAGCGAAATTATTGGATTTTGCATCGGCTACGTTGCGCCGCATTTCTTCGGCAATGACCTAACAAGCGGCGACCTTGCAATATACGTTGTGCCGGATCAGAGAGGCGGCATGATGGGGGCAAGGTTGGTCAAGGCTTACGACGCATGGTGCAGCGAGAAAGGCGTCAAGCAACCGTTACTAGGCGTGTCGGCGGGGATCACACCAGACCGCATTGGGCAGCTATATGAACGGTTGGGGTATACTGAAAAATACACCATTTACAAGAAGCCGGATTGCAATCTATAATAAACGCAAATAATTTATTTATTTGAAAGGCTACATTATGGGTGGAATGTTTTCCTCGCCAGCACCAGTCGCACCGCCACCGCCTCCGCCTCCGCCTACTAAATCAGCATCGGAGGTTCGTGCGTCTGAGCAGGAGGCCCGTCGTCGGGCGGCTGGAGCAAAAGGTCGAATGTCTACAATCCTTACAAATTCCTCTGATGGTGCCGATGATGCGGAGGCTGGTGGCAAGAAAATGCTGCTTGGTGAATAATGGTTGATACAGTCCGCACAACGGCATCTCTGCTTTCGGCTGTATTTCAAGACGGGCAAGCGGCCAACTCAATCACATCAAATGATATGAGGGACTTAATTGTTTCTCTGCGACCTAGCTTTGGCGAATGCTCTATGCAGGGCAACTCAACTGAAACAGTTATTGCCACAGCCTCATCTTATGTGAAGATTGCTGGAGCTACTGCGCTTTCGGGAAATGAACTGCTGTTTGACAACAACAGCACCAACACCGGAAGGCTGCGTTACATTGGTGCGCCGAATAGAGTCGTCACATTTTCGGCGTCTTTAAGTTGCACGGCGGCTTCCAACAATCAGGTTATTTCTTTTAAGGCTTGGCTGTACGACACAAGCGGTTCGTCTGGCGCATTGCTTGCGCCGACGCTAGTGACGCGCAAAATCACGGCGTCGGGAGAGCTTGGCGCGGTTTCGCTGCAAGGCAGTGCGTTAATGAGTACAAACGATTATATTGAGATTCACGGAACAAACGAAACATCAACAGCAAATTTAACTATTGCTGATTATAATTTACAAGCTGTTGCGCTTCCAACCGTTTAAAGGATTGACATGATTAGTCAGGAACAAGTCGTTCATCTTATTAAACGCAAGAACAAGCTAAAGGCTCAACGAGGAACGTGGGAATCACACTGGCAAGATTTGTCTAGCTTTGTTTTGCCGAATGATGCTGATTTTAATAATGAACGCTCCAGAGGTGGCAGGCGTACAACTTTAGTCTACGACAGCACCGGCATTCATGCCAATGAAATGCTGGCCGCTGGACTGCACGGGATGTTGACCAACCCGGCGTCCAACTGGTTTAGCCTTCGAATTAAAGACGATCAAAGCAATCTTGTAGATAACGCCGAAGCTAAGGCGTGGCTTGAAGATACGAGCAATGTAATTCTAGCGGAACTTTCCGCTCCAGATGTCGCGTTTCCGTCGCACATCCACGAATATTATCTTGCGCTCTGCTCTATCGGTACGGCGTGCATGTTTGTCGGTGAGCCAACAACTCGCGAAGGTATCAGTTTTCGTGCTATTCACATTGACGAGATAATGATTGCCGAGAATGCAGACGGCATTGTTGACACGGTATTCCGCAGTTTCAAAATGACTGTTCGGCAGATAGTGCAGAAATGGGGAGAGAAATCGCTTTCCCCACGCATTGCTAAAATGTATGAAAAGAAAGATTTTGACAAAGACGTAGAATTATTCCACTGCGTGTATCCGCGTGAAGAGGTAAATAAAAGCAAGAAAGCCGCAACCATGCTTCCTGTTGCGTCAGTTTACATTGACGAAAAGGACAAGCACGTATTGGCTGAAGGCGGCTTTGACGAAATGCCGTATATGGTCAGCCGTTGGTCTAAATCGGTTGGTGAAGTTTTTGGAAGAAGCCCTGCCATGACGGCATTGCCTGACATCAAGATGCTTCAGGAAATTATGAAGACGACTATTAAAGCGGCGCAGAAAATTGTTGATCCGCCGTTGCTAGTTCCAGATGACGGTGTACTGGGTCCGGTTCGCACTATCCCCGGTGGTCTGAATTATTATCGTGCATCTTCTGGTGCGCGGATCGAGCCGCTGCTTACCGGCGGCAATATTCCTATCAGCTTTGAGATGATGACGGATTTGCGTGATCGTATTCGCACAACTTTCTTCCTTGACCAGTTGCAGTTTCAAGGCGCTCCCCGTATGACGGCAACGGAGGTTGTCGAGCGCACAGAACGCACGTTGCGGCTGCTAGGGCCGACGCTAGGACGCCTTCAGTCAGAGTTCCTTGGGCCTATGATTGAACGTATCTTTGGCGTTCTGTCACGCGCTGGCCGTCTGCCGGAACCCCCTGATTCTATTGCTGAACAGGAATTAAAAATTGAATATGTCTCGCCGCTTGCTAGAGCGCAACGTCAGACTGAGACGCAGGGCATCATGCGGACGCTTGAGTTTGTCGGGCCGATTGCGGGCATGGACCCACAGGCTGCTCAAGTTATAAAAGGAGCAGACACTGTTCGCCACATTGCGGAGCTTAATGGCGTTCCGCCGATGCTGCTGAAATCCGACGAGGATTTAATGGAAGAAGCCAAAGCGCAGCAAGAAGCTCAAGCGGCGCAGCAGCAAATGATGCAAGGCGCTGAAGTTATGGATATGATGCAGAAAGGCGCAAACGTAGCCAAAACAGCAGGAGAGGCTGGGTTAAACCTTGTCCAAGGTTAGCAAAGACGATTTTCGGTTTGTCTTCTCATCAGAAGAAGGTAAGCGAGTTCTTTCACACATTTGTCGTGAGTGCGGTGTTCTACGACCTTCGTTCGTTCCGGGCGAGGCGTTAGAGAACACTGCGTTTAATGAAGGCATGAGGAATGTTGCATTAATGATTCTCACGGCACTAGACGAAACACCGGAGCGTTTTTTAGAACTTTCACAGGAGATCGAAGCCAATGCCTAACGATACCGCACCCGCCGAAACGGTGGATAATGCAGAAGCAGTTAGCGAATCGGCACCAGAGACAACAAGTAGCGACGATTGGCGTTCGTCCCTTCCAGAAGAAATTCGAGACGATCCAAGTTTTGCTAAATTTAATGATGTGAGCAGCCTAGCTTCGTCATATGTAAACCTTCAGTCGCACCTTGGCCGCGATAAGATTGCCAAGCCGGTTACGGATAGCGATTGGGATGACGTTTACGAGTTTCTTGGTCGGCCAGAAAGCGCAGACAAATATGAAATTACCCTTGCAGACGACCTTCCTGATGCAGTAGCCGCACAACTAAACGACGAAACTCTTTCGTCGTTTAAGCAGGAAGCGCACAAGCTTGGTCTTAACGCCGAGCAAGTCAAAAGCCTTGTTGCATGGCAGGCTGGTAACATGATTGACCAACACTCTGCATATGAGAATGGTGCAGCTAAGTCTATGGAAGACGGAGAAAGCACCCTGCGCCAAGAGTGGGGCCGGGCGTATGACCAAAACATAGAGTTTGCCAAAAAAGCATTCAATGAATACGGCGGCGATGAATTGTCAAACAAGATGATTTCAAGCGGTATGGGTAATGACCCCGATGTGTTGAAAGCGTTTGCCAATATTGCCAAGACGACAATGGCTGACAAGGATTTAGCTGGGCCGTCAAGCGGAACGCAAATGGCATTGACGCCAGAAGAAGCACGTTCAGAAGCGTCTACAATTATGTCTCACCCGGCTTACACTGATAAGCGTCACCCGGAACATAATTCCATGGTCAAGAAAGTATCTGACTTGTTCAATCAAGCGTATACTGATTAATTATGGAAGAGCATGTTGTAAAGTTAGAATGTCTGCGACTTGCCCAGACTGGAAGCCCTGATTTAACGGTGGAAGCTGCTCAGATATATTATAATTGGGTAACTAAACCCGATAAGCCAAAGCGAGGGCGTCCGCCTAAAACCAACTAAGAAAATCCCCGCTTCGGCGGGGGTTTTTTTTGCTATTTGCATATACAGAAAAATAAGATATAATCAAGTCGCCTTTCCATAGGTGGACAATTCCTTACGGAACCCGCACAAGCACGAAGGCAGCTTGGGCCGTCCCTAAGACGATAACCCTGAAAACTACTGTTTTAACCCTTTAGGAGAAATCCGTATGTCTATCCAAGTGACAACGGCTTTCGTCGAACAGTACAGCGCCAACGTTCAGCACCTTGTCCAGCAGGACGGGTCGAAGTTGCGCGGTTCAGTTCGCGAAGAGTCGGTAACAGGCAAGAATGCCTTTTTCGAGCAGATTGGTGCAACGGCGGCACTTCGTCGTACGTCTCGCCATTCTGATACTCCCCGCGTTGATACCCCTCATGCACGTCGTCGCGTTAGCCTTGAAGATTTTGATTGGGCTGACCTTATCGACAATGAGGACAAAGTTCGTATGCTCATTGACCCGACCTCTGATTATGCCCGCGCTGCGGCCATGGCAATGGGTCGTGCGATGGACGAAGTTATTATTGATGCTGCTCTTGGTACGGCCTTCACCGGCGTTTCTGGTGGAACGTCTGTTGCAGGTCAGACGCCTATTGCTAACGGCGGCGCTGGCCTTACGCTTACCAAGCTTCTTACCGCAAAAGAAACGATGGATGGTGACGATGTTCCTGAAAATGGTCGCGTCATTGTTTGTACTGCCGACCAGATCACTGATCTTTTGAACACGACTCAGATTCAAAGCTCAGATTTCAATACGGTCAAAGCACTTGCTCGCGGGGAAGTGGACACCTTCTTGGGGTTCCGCTTTATTCCGGTGAACGGTAAGCGCATTGATGGCACCAAACTGGTTCCAGTTGACGGTGCAACTCATCGTCGTTGTTTTGCATTCCAGAACGAAGGAATGCTTCTTGGCGTCGGTGCTGACATGACCACGAAGATTTCAGAACGTGCGGACAAAAACTATGCGACTCAGGTGTTTTGCTCGATGACTATCGGCGGCACCCGCATGGAAGAAGCTCGCGTCCTTGAAATCCTTTGTGTCGAATAGGAGGGCTTGAAAAATGGCTGTAAAATATAGTGCAGAAATGGCCGGACTGGCAGCAGTTCCGGTCAGCCTCCCGTCTGGTGGCATTGTCGATGGTAACGCCCGCGTAAAGCGGGCCACCATTACGCTTGCCGCTCAGACGACCTCGGACACCATTGTAATTGCTCAGGCTCACGAAGGTGAGTCTTTCCTTTACGGTGTTCTTAACACCGATACATCTTTGGGTTCATCCCAGATGGCCATTGGCGTTACTGGAACGGTTGCTAAATATAAAGCGGCGGCGGCTCATACTGCCACCAATGCTCCGGCAATCTTTGGAGTCAACGCTGCAACTGCAACGTTGACCGCAACCGAAGAAATCTTCATTACGATTTCTGGTGCAACTATGCCAAGTTCGGGCAATCTCGTTGTGGATATGTATTTCTCTGCAACGTAATAAGGTTGGGGAGGCTTCGGCCTCCCCACACTTTAGTTAGGTGATAGCATGGCGACTTCTATTGTTCAGATTGTAAATAATGCTCTGGTCAAGATTGGTGCGAATGCCATCCTGACATTGACTGAAGATAGTGAAGCGGCAAGAGCCGCTAATCTTATTTATGAGCAAATTCGTGACGCTTGCATTCGCGATCATGTTTGGAATTTTGCTGTCAACCGTGTTGAGCTGGCGCAAAACAGTATACCGCCAGCTTTTGAATTTTCTTATCAGTACAATCTTCCATCTGATTGCATACGTGTTTTGCAGATGGAAAATATGGATATGTTTTATAAAATCGAAAACGGAAAACTTCTAACCAATGAAAGTCCCGCCAAGATTTTATACCTTGCCCGCGTCGAAGACGTAAATCTTTTTGACGCTATGTTTGTCGAGGCTTTGTCTGCACGGATTGCTGCTGAATTGGCCGTCACATTGGCGGAAAGTAATACGCTCTACGGAAATATGATGGAAATGTATCAGAGAAAAGTTGCTGATGCTCGATCTATGGATGCTCAAGAAAGCGGTTATCGCGAAATTATTGCTGACACTTGGGTAAATAGCCGCATCAATTATTCTGGTGGTTCTGGCGTCAGTGTAAACGGCAGACCTTAATGCCGCGCTCCGCGCCAATATTCACTAATTTTACGGCGGGCGAACTTTCGCCGCGCCTTGAAGGCCGCGTGGACCTTCAAAAATACCCTAACGGCTGTCAGACGCTTGAAAATATGGTTGTGCAAAAGCACGGTCCAGCATCTCGACGAGGTGGTTTCTATTTTTCAGCAGAGGTGAAAGACAGCAGCAAAAGAACCCGCATACTGCCGTTTGAATTTAGTGCTAATCAGGCGTACATTATTGAATTTGGCAATCAGTACGTTCGGTTTTACAAAAATTATGGCTTGATTGAATCAGGTCCATTTGAAGAGCAGTTTTCACAAGAATTTAATGTTGGCGCACCTTATGAGGTGTCAACGCCATATCTTGAAAATGAACTGTTTGATCTAGTAATTACGCAATCTGCCGACGTTCTTTACATTGCACATCAGAACCACGAACCGCGCACATTGTCTCGACTTGGCGATACAAACTGGAATTTGGATATAATCCAATTCCTAGATGGCCCATATGACCCTGTAAACGCCACAGAGACGACTCTGGGGCTTTCGGCTACATCAGGCAACGGAGTTACGATAACTGCGTCAGCGGTCACTGGAATCAATAATGGAGCCGGTTTTCTTACAACAGATATCGGTCGCCTAATTAGGTTTGAAGACGCGGCAAACGATTGGACGTACCTCGAAATCACTGCGCGAGCAGATACAACTCACGTTACGGCTAACTTCATAGGTCCGAACGCTTCCGCAACCACGGCTGTGACCGGTTGGCGGCTTGGCGCGTTTTCTGAGACAACTGGATATCCGTCTGTTGTAACGTTTTTTGAACAAAGATTAGTCTACGCGGCGACAACAAGCAGACCTCAGTCAATGTTCTTTTCTGTGTCTGCTGATTATTACAATCACGCTCCCACAGATAAAGATGGGCTTGTGCTGGACGATAGCGGGTTTGTTTACACCATTGCAACCGATCAGGTAAATACAATCCGCTGGATGAGGGCTGGTAGAGTGTTGTCCGTAGGCACGGCTGGTGGCGAATTTATTGTGTCGCAAGGCGATCAGAACAGCCCGCTATCGCCTACAAATACCCGCGTTGTTCGTCAGACTACGTTTGGCAGCGCTGCGGTAACACCTCCGCAGGTAGGCAACTCTGTCCTGTTTTTGCAACGGGCCAATCGTAAGGTTCGAGAATACGTTTATCAGTTTGAGTCAGATGCTTATACCGCGCCTGATCTTTCTATCCTTTCGGAGCATATAACCGAAGGCGGCGTTGTTGATATGGCGTACCAGCAAGAGCCGGATAGCATTGTGTGGCTGGTTAGGTCTGATGGCGTTTTAGTGGGGATGACATACGAACGCGCACAGGATGTTGTTGGCTGGCATCGGCACGTTATCGGTGGTGCTGATGCAAAGGTCGAAAGTGTCGCGGTAATTCCCAACCCAACCGGCAGTCGCGATGATCTATGGGCTGTCATTCAACGCACAGTTAATGGTCAATCAGTCAGATATATTGAATTTTTAACTCCCGGAATGCCGGAAGTTGCTGTGAACACAAGACCGGCCACATACCTTGATTCTATGCTGACCTATGAAGGCGGCGGAGTTTCATCGGTGTTTGGCTTAAACCACCTTGAAGGTCAGACCGTTTCAGTTTTAGCAAATGGTGCAGCTCATCCAAATCGAGTTGTCTCCAACGGATCAATTTCATTGAATGGATTGTACGCTATTGTTCACGTTGGTTTGCCGTACACATCAACGCTGCAAACCATGCGGATAGAAGCTGGCGCAAAAGACGGAACGGCGCAGGGTAAGAAAAAACGTATTGCCCGGATTACATACCGGCTTTTCCATACGCTTGGGCTAAAACACGGTCCTAGTGCGGATCGTCTGGATATTATCCCGTTCCGCTCTAGTGCAGACGATATGGACGAAGCACCGGCGCTGTTTACCGGAGACAAGGAAGTTGAATTTCCGCGTAACTGGGACACAGACGGATATATTTTCTTAGTGCAAGATCAGCCGCTTCCGTTTACTATTCTGGCAATTATGCCAGCACTTAATACGACAAAGGTTTGATATGTGTACTGGACTTGAAATTGCTGCGCTTGCTAGTTCAGCCCTTGGAGCGGTAACTAGCGCCGCTGGCGCATCTCAACAAGGTAAATCAGCGCAGAACCTTGCAAATTACAACGCACAAATTGCACAGAACGACGCCATTGCAGCGCGTCAGAAGGCCGAGTTTGACGCTACTGCACAAGAACGTAAGGCACGGTTGTTTGCTGGCACTCAGCGGGCTTCTATGGCCGCTACAGGCGGCGAATTGCTTGATATGCAGGATGTCGTTGATATGAGCGCCGAAGAAGCTGAACTTGAAAACCTTGCAATACGATACGGCGGTGAAATGGGCTACAGGGCAGGACAGCAGAGGGCAGACATATCTAGGTTTGAGGGTTCTGTGGCAAAGCAAAAGGCGCAAGGCAAAGCCGCAGGATCGCTTTTAACGGGTGCTTCGTCGGTTGCTCAAATGGGCATTAAGTATTCATAATAAGGTTCTTGAGACATGGCAATGGTTCCGAAATACACAAGTAGAGCATCTGTTCCCGGCAGCACCGGAATGCAGCCTGTTTCGCTATCTCTGGCGACCAGCCCGCTTGAAGGTGCTGGCCAAGGGATTACTCAGGTTGCAGGACAGCTTGAAGCGGCTGCTGGTCGGATACAGAGCCGCGAGGATGTAATCAATTCCCAGAGAGCAATGGAATTGTTTAGACGAAACGAAGATTTGGAATATCAAAAATTTGAAAAAGAATCGGACCTGCTTAACACCAGTTCAGTCGAGGCATATCAGGAGGGTCTAAAAAAGCGCATTGAAAATGCAACTACTGCTTTTCCATTGAGCGCAAATGCATTAGCACAAAATCAGGCCAATATTCGTGCCGCTGGTTCAATCTACTTCAGAGATATGTTGAGAACGTCTTTGGCTGCTCAAGAGAATTATACATTTAACGGGGNTANAACGGCATTAGAATCTAATCTACTTCCATTTGACAGCGACCCTAAAATGGATGAATCAAAAATTAAGCAGCAGAAGGCTATAGTTCTACAAACAGTTGCTGAAAGAAGTGTGAATCTTAGCTCGCTTAAAGAACAGGAGCTAATTAAAGAGGGAAACGCCAGAGTCTACAATAATGCCTTCAATTCATATTTTGCATCTGGAAATATTGCTGAAGCTAAAAAGCTGATAAATAGCGAAGATTATCGGCTGTCTGTAGACGACGCTCAATACAGAACATCTGCAAAAACTTTGCTGGACCAAGAAAAATCTGATCGTGCTGGGTATGATGCAGGGATCAGAAAGCTTCAAGAGCAATCTGCTATTCTAGGTAGACCTATATCAAGCTTCACTCAAGCTGAACGAGATTCTTTTTCGTCTCTTGGGGCCGCTTCATTGAAATTGACGCCAGAAGAAAAAGCTGCTGAATGGACAGTAAAAAACAAAGGCGTTGCGCCGCCCCCAGAACTTGTTGATACTTGGATAACTGGTGAAGAAACTCCGGCATCAAGAATTATTCAAACCAATGCAATCAGGAAGTCTTTGGGCCAGCCCCCGCTTAACGATCAGGAAATGGCTAGATTTAATCAAATTGAAAAGGCTGCTGGAAAAACGACCGAAAACGAACGGCGTATGAATTATCTTGTTGAAAACGCTCCTTTATTTGGCAATGGTCAACTGAGTGATGAGGCCACACGTCGATGGGTCGCTTTAGCACAGGAAGAATACAATAGTGGAATTTCAATTGGCAGGAATGCGAATGATCAAATTGTTACATTTGCAAAAGGACTGCCAGCATCAATTCAAGCAGCGTTAGACAAAGCTCAAATTACGCTTACTGATCCAGTTAATGTAACGCCACAAGCACAAGATTTTGGTCTTAAATTGCCAGATGTTCCAGAAAATGAAACGGTTTTTGGTCAATTTACAGAGGCAGTTGGCGTTGTACCGGGCATTAGGTCTCTTGCGGTGCAAATTCCTTTTATTGGAGAAGGGGTTTCAGGTGAATCATTGAAAGCACAAACGTCTATACGAAATGCAAATCGTGCGCTTGTTACAGCAATGCAAAACAGCCCAAGATTTGCCGAAGCAGAACGCTCTACAATAGAATCAGAACTGGGTCTTGATCCACGATTGTTCACGACAACAAAAGCCTATTTTGCAAAATTGGTAGCAGTGCAAAAAACTATAAATCGTATGATTCAAGAAGATTACTCCGTATTAAGCTCACCAACAGTATCAAAGAAAATAAAAGAAAGAACTCGCGCTTCGTTAATTGCGCTTACGTCATATGATAAAGTGCTAGGAATGCCCGAAATTATTGATGGTCCTAATGATCCAAAATTACAAGGTTTAGACGCAGGTGACAAATTTGTCTATTCAGCAACCGGCCAAGTTTTTACTAAAAATTAAGGGCTGATATTTATGGCAGATAATAATCCATTTTCGGGCGTAGCTACACCAATTGATAAAACTGAAACTTTTCCTATGTCAGAAAAGCCAGTAACAGAAAACCCGTTTGAAGATGTCGCATCCCCTGTTGCTGAAGAAGACCAAGGGGATAACAATCTAAGTTCTATAGATAAATTTACACAAGGCTTAACTGGTGGCTTAATGGAATTTGCACCTGTTGTTCCATCTATTATTGCGGGTGCAAAAGGTGGTGCCGCGCTTGGATCACTTGGCGGTATTTTTGCCCCTGTTACAATTCCGCTTGGTGCGGCTGTTGGGGGAATTGGTTCAGGTTATGCCGCGTCAAGAGCCGGAAAAGTATTAAGAGAACAAGCTGCTAAAATTGAAAATCCGTTTAGTGAAGGTAAATTAACAACTCTAAAATCTGAAGGCGCAGAACAGCTTGCTGGCGAAGTGCTTGGTGGGTCCATAGCTAGCGGCGCTGGATTACTAGGTATGGCAAAAACTGGATTAAGATTCGGTAATTCCAGAATAGGTAGATTTACAAATAGAATTATGGACTCGGCCAAAAATACTCCCCGTACTTTTTTGGCAGCAGAAATGGCGGGTGGTGTAGGTGGTGCAACAGGAGCGTTTACTGCTGCAACTGCATTTCCTGATGATAAATTAGCAGCATTTCTAGCTGAAGCTGCTGGTGGCTTTTTATCTCCCAGTAGGCTTTTTGCAAGTCCTATAATGTTTTTGAGGGACAAATTGTCAGGAGTCGGGCGCGTTTTTCTTCCCGGTAAAGCTGGTGAAGTAGCTGCGGAAAACAAAGCTGCATCTATTATAGGTGAATTGTTAAGCGAATATGGTGAAGACCCTATTGCGCTTCGTGAAGCGTTAAAACTTGCAGACATACAAAAAATCACGGGACCAACAACTACTGCTGGAATTACAGAATCAAAAGCTATCGCAGATTTGCAAGAGCGTTTAATTCAATTGAACAAAGGTCTTGGTCCGCAAGTTCGTGAAACCATAACTGCAAACATTGAAAATATGTCAACGATCTTGAAGACTTTGACAGACACTGGAGATCCAGAACTAATAAAGACGGCTGCTCAAGCAAGACAGAGAATGTTTGACGGCTTGTTGCAAGCTAGATTGGATGATGCAGAAAAAAAGGCGCGAGACGCAGCCTTGGTGTTGAAAGCCGATACCCCAGAAAATCGTAGTGATGTTAGTAAAAGGGCTGTGCAAATTGCACAAGAGGCTCTTTCTGACTCAAGGTCAGTTGAAAGAGATTTGTGGTCTGCTGTTGAGCGAGATATTCCGTTAAATGGTCAAGATGAAATAATTGCTGACACAGTTTTTAGGTTAAAATCAGATAGATTGTTACGCGGCGACAACCTTGATTCTTCAATTGAAGCATTTTTATCCGATGTTAGACAAAAACAAAACTTAATAAAAAATGGAGAAGCCGTTCCAGAAAATTTGTTGTTTAATTCAAACGAACTTTTAAAGCTGAAAACTAAAACGCTTGAACTTTCTCGACAAGCATCAGCAGAAGGAAATTTTGCCAAAGCAAACATATATAACACAATTGCGGATGATGTAATGGATTCTCTTGATGGACTGTACCAAGGGGATTCTGCGTATGATAATGCAAGAGCTTTTAGCCGTGCGCTAAATGATGTGTTTACTAGAACTTTTGCTGGCAGGGTTTCGGCTAATGATAAATCTGGCGCATCTCGCATTGCACCAGAAGTTGCATTGAGACAAGCACTAGCTTCAGGAAATGAGGCTTCCGCAATGAAATTTCAGCAATTGTCTGAAGCCACAAGGTTTCTTGAAACTCAAGATATTGTAAGCATTGAACAGTCCAGCGATCTTGCGGCTCAAATGATGGATGCTCAGGAAGATTTTCTTAGTATTATTATTTCTGAAGTCGTTGATCCTGAAACTGGAGTCGCAAGTGTAAGTCGTTTGAAAACACTGATAAAAAATCATAGCGAATTGTTTGAAAGATTTTCTGATGTTGGTACAAAGGCAAAAAACGCAATTAAATCTCAAGATGCTTTGAAGGAATTGACGCAATCGCAAAACCAAACAAAGACTGCGCTAAAGCAAACTGCTTTTGCAAAAATTCTTGGCGTTGACAATCCTTCTGATGCCGTCAAAAAAGCCGTCAATAGCGATAAACCTATAACTGAATTAAAAAGGCTAGCAAAGTTCGGTGCAAGAACAAATGAATCAAAACAGGGATTAGCGTCTGCTGCTATTACCTATGCTTTAAACTCTGCTTTCAAAAAAGATGGCTCTATTGATTTTGTAAAGTTTCAACAAACGTTAGATGGTAGAATTGGAGATAGCGGAGAATCCGTCCTTTCAATTCTAAAAAGCCAAAATATCATTGATGATAATGTTGTTAAAACGATAGACGATGTTTTGAACGCTGCTAAATCTCTAAGCAAATCTCAGGCTGGTGCTGCTGCAATTATTCCAAGTCTGGAAAATTCAAATATGCTAGTTAATTTGATTGCAAGAATTGGCGGATCAACATTGGCTACCGGCGTTCCACGAGCAGTTGGATTGCCATCAAGTAACGCATCAATCATTCAAGCTCAAGCTGGCTCCCAGTTTGGCAAAAAACTTTTAGAACGTGTCCCAGCGGCAAAAGTAATGTCAATTCTATCAGAAGCAATAGTAAATCCAGAGCTTATGAAGATGTTGCTTGAAAAACCGGAAAGCACTCGGAAAAATATTAGATTGCTGAAGCAATTGCATAGCTACCTTCTGGTGTCGGGATATCTAGCACTTGAAGATAAAGAATGATATATTGTCACAAGAGGAATAATTCATGACGATTTCCAGCACCACTAACACAATTTCATACACCGGAAACGGCAGCACGGTTGCGTTTTCAGTGCCTTATGTGTTCTTCGGAACCGGGACAACTTCTGAAATTCAGGTTGTTCAGGTAATAATTGCGACCGGAGTGGAAACAGTTAAATCTAACGGTTCTGACTATACAGTTTCAGGTGGGTCTGGGGGAACCGGCACGGTAACTGCCTCGACTGCCCCGGCAAACACGGTTAAATGGGTTATCAACCGAACCACAACGCAGACGCAGGAAACTGATTACGTTGAAAACGATCCGTTTCCGGCTGAAAGTCACGAAGAAGCCCTCGACCGGCTGACGGCTGTAGATCAGGAGCAGCAACGAGCGCTAGATCGCACCGCTCAACTTCCTGAAGGTTATACAGGCAGCTTTAATCCTACGTTGCCTATAAATATTATCGGTAACACGGTCCTTGCGTTTAATTCAGACGCTACGGCTTTTGAAGTTGGCCCAACCACTGCCGCAATTAGTGGCGCAGCGGCAGACGCAGCGGCAGCGGCGGCAAGCGCCACATCATCCGCGAACAGCGCCACATCAGCCGCAGCTTCGGCAGCATCGGCGGAGGGAGCTGCCGGCACTCAAAATGTTGACTTGTTTAATGGCACTGGGTCGCAGACTGCGTTTACGCTGTCAGCGGCTCCAGTCACTGAAAATAACACTAGCGTCTATGTGTCTGGCGTCTACCAGCAGAAATCCACGTACTCAATATCCGGCACAACGTTAACGTTTAGCGCAGCTCCGCCTTCAGGAACTGGCAACGTTGAAGTTATGCACCTGTCCACGCAGTCAATTGGCGTCGATCCGTCAATTGGCACAGTGACGACCGGCGCGGCTGGCAGTAATGCAGCGGTCTCAATCACGTCGGGCGGCGTACTGTCGTTCACGATCCCGCGCGGTAATGTTGGAAACACAGGCAGCACCGGATCGACTGGGACTGCGGCGACAATAGCAGTTGGGTCTACTACGACCGGAAGCGCTGGGACCAACGCATCGGTCGTAAACAATGGGTCATCAAGCGCGGCAAACTTTAACTTTACAATTCCAAAAGGTGACCAAGGCGCAGCAGGCAACGCGGCGACAATTGCTGTTGGCACGGTCACAACCGGCGCGGCAGGAAGTAGCGCATCAATCGTTAACGGTGGTTCGTCGTCTGCGGCCTCGTTTAATTTTACAATTCCTAAAGGTGATACCGGGAACACTGGCTCCACCGGATCAACAGGTGCCGCTGCAACTATTGCTGCCGGTAGCGCAACAGGTCTTTCTGCTGGAGCATCGCCCACCGTTACAAATAGTGGATCGTCGAGTGCCGCAACATTTAACTTTGGCATCCCTGCTGGAGCAACCGGATCAACAGGCAGTGCTGCTACTATAGCAGTTGGTTCAACTACAACCGGCGCTGCTGGTAGCTCTGCAAGTGTTGCAAACAGTGGTTCTTCAAGTGCTGCTACATTTAATTTTACAATTCCAAAGGGTGACACCGGAACTACTGGCACAGCGGCAACCATCGCTGCTGGTACAGCAACGGGCCTTGCGGCAGGTGCGTCTCCGACTGTTACAAATAGTGGGTCTAGTTCGGCTGCTACGTTTAACTTTGGTATACCGGCTGGAGCTACCGGAAATACCGGGAATACTGGATCACCGGGTGCTGCTGCTACTATCGCTGCTGGGACTGCTACCGGCCTTGCTGTCGGTGCTTCGCCTACTGTTACAAATGGTGGAACGTCTAGTGCTGCACAGTTTAACTTTGGCATCCCTGTTGGCGCTACTGGGGCCACCGGGAATACAGGATCAACGGGTAGCGCAGCAACGATAGCAGTTGGGTCGGTTACCACGGGTGCGGCAGGATCGTCTGCCACAGTTACAAACAGTGGTACATCTGCTGCGGCAACATTTAACTTTGCCATCCCACAGGGTATTGCAGGGCAAGGCTCTGGCGACGTCGTAGGCCCGTCTTCAGCAACTGACAATGGGATTGCGCGTTTCGACGCTACAACCGGAAAGCTTCTGCAAAACAGCACGGTTACGGTATCCGATACCGGTACATTTTCAACAGGTACCAACGCAAATTTAGAACTAGACCCTAATGGTTCTGGAAAAGTTGTATTCAAGGGAAACTCAACCAAGGGCTCGGGTCAGTTTGTATTAAACTGTGAACAAAATTCGCACGGTATCGTTATAAAAGGACCGCCCCATAGTGCAAATGCCAGCTATACGCTAACGCTACCAAACGATGACGGTAGTGCAAATCAAGTTCTCAAAACTGATGGCAGCGGAACGCTTGCTTGGGTAGATCGAAACGATGTAACGCTGGCTGGCTCGTTAGATTATTTGACGATCAGCGGTCAGGAAATTACCCGTAATGCAATTGTACTTACAACAGATGTGAGCGGCACATTACCTATCGCCAACGGAGGCACAAATGCTACTAGCGCAAGCGCAGCGCTCACCTCTCTTGGTGCAGCATCGCGCGGAGCAAACAGTGACATTACTTCGATCACTGGGCTAACAACTGATCTAACAGTTGCACAGGGCGGCACAGGCGCAAGTACGTTTACCGCAAACGGTTTGCTCGTAGGCAACGGCACAGGTGCTGTTACGGCTACTGCTGTTGGCACCAGTGGGCAGATATTAACCAGCAACGGTAGCGGAAGTGCGCCTACGTTCCAAGCTGCTGCTGCCGGTGGTGCTACAGATATCAATGGGTTGTCTGATGCTAAAAAATTAAATACATCGACCTATGGAATTGGTACTGGCGCTTTAGCTGCAATGTCCGCTGCTGACGATGACGGAGACAATCTAGTAATAGGTTATAACGCAGGTGGTGGTACAGATGCTAACGGCAGCAATAAACCCTATCGGAATGTATTTATTGGTTCGAGCGCTGGCTACGGGGTAAGTCAAACAGGTACGACTGCTGAGAATGTAGCTGTTGGTTTTCGGGCTTTATATCTGCATGAGGGTGTTACCGGCAGCGTACTAATTGGCACCCGAGCCGGTGAAAATATAAGTACAGGCGTACATAATGTTGGAGTAGGCTTTAGTTCATTAACAGTAGCAACTACAGGCGCTCAAAATACAGGTTTTGGCACATACTCAGGTAGAGCAATAACTACAGGAACTAATAATACGGTATTAGGTTATCAAGCAGGTCAGACAATCACAACTGGTTCAAACAATACCCTACTGGGTAGAAGTGCAACTCCAAGCAGTGTTACTGTATCTAACGAAATTACACTTGGTAATGATAGTATAACTAAGTTCCGCATCCCCGGTATTAATTGGTCAATTAAAGACACTCCAGCAACGGACAATTATGTTCTTACTGTTGATGCTAATGGAGAAGCTGGTTGGGAAGCCGCTGGTGGTGGCGGTGCAAGTGATATCAATGGGCTGTCTGATGCGATTACAAACTCGTCTGGTGCAACGATTGGTCTTGGAACAGGGGCGTTAGCCAACGACGATGGTAGCACTAATAATAATACTGCTTTAGGGTACAATGCACTACTTACCGCAACGACAGGTGGGGAAAACACTGCTGTTGGCCTTCAGTCTTTAACAGATCTAACTTCAGGATCAAGTAATACCGGCATTGGTACTTATAGTGGCTATAAGAATACCACTGGTGGTCATAACACCGGCTTAGGATATGGCGCATTAAACAATAATATTACAGGCTCAAGTAACGTTGGTGTTGGGAGCTTGGCTCTAGCACTCGGCGGATCAGCTATTGGTAACAATACAGCAGTTGGTACTGAGGCACTTAAAATTGCTACAGGCCAAAATAACACCGCACTTGGATATCAAGCTGGTATCACTACAACAAGCGGCAGTAATCAAACAGTCATTGGTTATCAAGCTAGTCCTTCTTCAGCAACAGTATCTAACGAAATTACACTTGGTAATACATCGGTAGCAAATTCCGCATCCCCGGTATTAACTTTACTGTTAAAGATTCAACAGCAACTGATAACTATGTCCTGACTGTAGATGCTAATGGTGAAGCTGGCTGGGAAGCTGCTGCTGGTGGTGGTGCTACTAATATTAATGGGCTGTCTGATGCAGTTACCTACGGTACTAATAGTATTGGTTTAGGAACTGATGCACTTTCTTCACTTAACGGTGAACACGGGTGTATAGCTCTTGGAGAAGACGCATTAAAAGATAATACCAGTGGAGTTCATAACGTTGGAATCGGACATAAAGCTGGTGGAAATATAACAACTGGTGCCTACAACACCGTCATGGGTTATGAGGCTGCTCAATTTCTTGCTACAGGCGTTAATAATGTATTTATAGGCGCTGAAGCTGGTAATTACGCACTTGGTGGTTACAATGTTGCTATAGGATACAAAGCTAATAGAGGCGGAAACCCAACAAACAATGTAACGGCAAACTACAATGTTTCTATAGGGTATAATGCTTTAGGTGCTGTGACCACAGGTAGTAGTAATACTGTTGTAGGAATGAGTGCAGGTAATGATATTTCAACAGGCGCAAACAATATTTGTCTTGGCAGGAATTCTGATTCATCGAGTGCCACTGCATCGAATGAAGTTACATTTGGTGATTCCGGCATATCCGCAATCCGCTGCCAAGTGCAGACCATCTCTAGTCTATCAGATCGTCGTGACAAGAAAGACATCGAAGAGCTACCGCTTGGCGTTGACTTCATCAACACACTGAAGCCTGTCAAGTTCACATGGAACATGCGTGATGGTGCTAAAGTTGGTGAGCAAGAAGCTGGATTTATCGCACAGGATTTAGATGAGGCACAGATCGATGCTGATGCTGAAGACTATCTAAGCCTCGTTCTTAAAAACAACCCCGAAAAACTGGAAGCTAGTTACGGCAAGCTGGTTCCTGTTCTCGTCAAAGCAGTGCAAGAATTGTCTGCTGAAATCTTAAATCTCAAGAAGGAAATCGAAAATGGATAACGAAATTACTGCCGAAGAAATTGCCGATCATTACAGTGCTGCGATGGATAGCGTAAACCTTATTAACGCAGTCATTGCAGACCCGGATGAATATGCAAATGACGAAACGTGCATCCAACGCAACGTCGATCATCTAAAGATTATGGTCGTCAAAGACTACTGGACTGACGAAGATTTAAAACCCTTTAACGATGCCATTGCGGCAGG